ATTTTCCATACATAGATTGTTGACGTCTCTCGTGATTGTTAGGACGTTAAATATGACATTCACAGATCCCGGATTTTACCCGCCGGCTAGAGATATCGATGAGATTACCTTGGAGGCTGATAAATTCCGATTTTTCAGTTGCTTAGGCTATAAAAGTTCCATTGTTAATGCAGTCGGTATTTAGGTTACCACCACTTTAATTTTAGATTATTTTTAAGAGAACGAGACTGAATTTTATATAATTCTGGTGTCTGAGGAATTACTAGTTGCGGACTAGGACAGCTCATGTTAGTCATGTATTATGGAGTTTTCCAACACGTATCTTTGTTTTATATAGGATCTTTTAGTAATCATCTGACTTGATATGTCAGATGTGTATAATTTTATCCCTTGGGATACGGCACTGGCGTTTAGTTACAGTTGCACATAACCTCGTGAGGTTCCCATTGTAGCGAATAATTTTATGGCGAAAGGAAAACTCATATTTTATATAGTGAGTACGAATAGCCAATCCCCATATTGATCATGTCTTTTACTACGAATAAAAATACCGTATTGAATATTTTGTTGAAGAACTCGGCTCTTGATTATGTTGTATGCAATTCTAAACGATTGATTGATATGAAAGCACAAATACATGGTGATGATATTTATATTAATTGTCAAGGTGAATTGGTTTTCTTTGGAACTTTTCAACCTACTGTTGTTTTGATCCGTAAGAATTGCAAGACTCATGACAAAATTTATTTGGATCGCCATATGTTGAATTGTGCTCAGACTTTGTTGTTGTTGTCTGGCGATGTTGAAATGAATCCAGGACCTGTTGTTGCAGAAATGTATCATACATGTGTGGGTGCTTTTTATTTTGGCCAAGACATACCAGACTTTGTTGAATTTGTTCATGATTTAAAGTGTTGGGATTTTAATGAGGGAGAAGATTATGATTTTACTCCCTTGTTGTTCCAACCTACAGATAAGAAAATGTATAAGTTTTTGTCCCAAATTATGTGGGACGAGGTTAAACATTTGGCTATGTTTCATCTGCCATATCGATTTAGATTTATGTTGAACGATCTTGACTTGTCATCTGAATGGGCCATTATTGAGCGTCTCTTGATGTTATCTGGAGATGTTGAAACAAACCCGGGCCCTGTGCAATCGCGCCCTTCACAATATCGCTATAACGACCCTAGAGTTGTGAGGTTGGAAAATGCGTTGCACCGTCGTGATGAAAAGATCAAGACTTTGATTAAACATTTACGTCAACAAATCAAATCAAATCAGACCAAAGTTTATTGCCAGATCTTTGATGATGTGCGTGGAACTATGGGAGATATGAGTGCAAATCTGAACCGGATGTGTGATTTTCTGGAGAATAGTTTACCTGGATTGCAAGCTAATATGCAAGCTCATTTTACCCATGCAGTTGATAAGTATGTCTCCGTTAAAGATGATTTGATCAAACTGACACTTATTTGTGTGGTTGTCAAATTGATGATGTGTATGAAACGATACAAGTCTGCTTTGGCTGTTTTGTTAGTGTTCATTTGCAAATTTTATGGTTTGGATGGCAAAATAATGGAACTTGTTATGGAATTGAAATCTAAATTGATACGACGAGAGGTTCAAACTATGCCTGAATTTAAAGCTGGTTTGGAGGAAACCATCTACCATCCATATTTTCACACTTGTGGGAAATTGTTGTTTGCCGTCATTGCTTTCTTTTGTATTCGCAAGATACCTGGTAAGCAGGATTGGGACAACTATATTTCTCGCTTGGATCGAATTCCAAAAGCTTTGGATGGTTCCAAGAAAATTATGGATTATTGTTCTGAATATTTCAATTTGGCTACTGACTATGTGAAAATGTTAGTACTTGGCAAGACTCGAGAAGAATTACGAAGATTCCACGGTCTTTATGGAGAAATCCATGAATGGGCTAAGGAAGTTCGTTCTTTTCTTGAGTTAGAACAACGTAACAAGATTGATACTGATATTACTGTTGCGAATAAAGCTGAGAGTTTATATCATCGTGGTTTGAAGTTCAAAGCTGATCCTTTGTTGGATCGTGATATGGACCGTTTGGTTACTAGTTCTTTGATTCCAGCTCGTGCTTTGTTTGAGTACGTTTCTTGTTCACCTATTAAGGGTGGAGGTCCACGTATGCGTCCTGTTTGTGTTTGGCTTACTGGTGAATCTGGTGTTGGTAAGACAGAAATGGTTTATCCTTTGTGTATTGATGTCTTGCGTACTATGGGCCTGATGAAGAAGGAAGATTTTCACCATCAAGTTTATGGACGACAAGTGGAGACAGAGTTTTGGGATGGATATAAAGGTCAGAAGATTGTCATTTATGACGACGCTTTTCAGATGAAAGATGATAAAACTGCTGCCAATCCTGAAATTTTTGAAGTGATTCGATCTTGCAATACTTTTCCCCAACATTTGCATATGGCGGCTTTGCATGATAAAAATACCTTTTCAAATGCTGAATTGTTATTGTATACCACTAACGACATGAATGTCAAATTGGAATCAATAACTTTTCCAGATGCGTTCTTTAATCGTATTGGTGAACACGCTTATCGTGTCCAACCTAAGATTGAATATGCACTTGTTGTACCACGGGGCAATTCTGGCACTTACATGCGTAAGTTGGATCACACCAAACTGAATCCTGATGTTCCAATTGATTTGAATGTTTATGAGTTTCAAAAGTTAGTTCGTGATGAATGTGCTGAGGGTAAATGGATTGAGCGTGGACCACCCATTAATTATGGGGAATTTTCACAAATGATATGTGAAGAATGGCGAAAACAGAAAGAACGATCAATGAATAAATTGAAGTTTTTGGAGAGTTATGCTATTCGTGCACAAGTTGGTGAAGATTTTGTTGACTGTGTCTATGATGATGATTTCTTCAATAATGACATTGCAAGTAACATAACTAAGGGTGTGGATTTTATGGAAATAGAGGCACTCTATGCAGATGATGATGTGATTTTTAAGGCTTACACTGAATATAAGGCACGACAACGTCGCCCTGGTATTTGGGATAAGATGAAGGATCGCATGGATAATGCATTGCAAAGAGTTTCTGGTTATCTTTCTGGTTTGTACGAAGAATCTTCAAAGATAATTCGAGAACATCCTTATCTTTCTGTCTTGGGTTTGCTTGGTATGGCTCTTTCCGCTTTTACATTGTATAAGTGGTTGGAAAATTCGTTTTCTGAAGAGGAAGTTGTTGCTGATGCTGAAGTCGGAGTTTCTGGAGATGCAAAGTCTGCTAAGGTTCAGAAATTGCAGGTTGAAATGAATACTCTTTCTATCGAAGAACAGCGACAATTTGTTGAAACCATGTATGGTCAGTCTTTGATTGGTGCTGGTACTATTGCGTTGATGAAAAAGAACAAATGGGGTATCTATTCTGAGAAGTATGATTGTCAAGCTGAAGTCGGTGTTTCTGGAGATTCTAGAACTGCAAAGCAACAAGTTAAACGTGTTGAAGTTGGTGTTTCTGGTGATGCTAAGACCAAGAATGTTGCACAGAAACGCGTTGAAGTAGCTGATGAAAAGTTGCTTGCCATGGCTCAAGGTTGTAGTGATCAAGTGGCTCATAATTTGGTCACTGATATTTTGCAGAAGAATACATATCGTTTAACTTATATGCGGGGTGAAAAACGAGTACCATTTGGTAATTGTACATTTGTTCGTGGTTGGGTGTTTGTTATGCCCTATCATTTCTTGCATGCTTTGTATGCACGAAAGTTGGCTCCTGAAGCAATTATTAGTTTTTCTCAGTCAAAGTTTGAGGATATCATTCAGATTCCTCTGTCTCATTTGATGACAGTTGGAGTTGATGGTTTCGAATTGACTAAAAATTGTGAACGTGTTTCGTTTAAGGATGGCACTTATCGTGATTGTGTGGTAGTGAATTTGCACCGTCGAATGTGTCACCCTCATCGTGATTTGGTTAAACATTTTGTCAAGACGAGCGATCAAGGCAGTTTGCAAGGTAGTTTTAATGGTACTCTTGCAACGTTCCATGAAAATGGTAAGGATCTGCATCGTACATATCAATGGTTACAGAAGATTCGACCCCTGGATAAACAAATAACCATTTATTATCCAGAGGATGGTTTTGATTATGGTTCTGAGAGTTATACGCAGC